ATGGTGGAGCGTTGTTCTGTTTGTGAGCAGTCATTAAGTTATTCACGAGAAGTTGAACAAGATGGCGTTGAATATAAATCTTGCCCAAAATGTTCTGCTGATGCCGGAGTGCACGTTTTTTATAAAACAATAGACTTTGGTTATAGGGATATGGGAGACGGAAGGCATATCGTTCAGTCATGGTGTCCGGCTTGTCGTTCTGGTGAAAAACCTTCTATACCACCAGCATTTAAATGTTGTTAACTCAATGAATTATAAAAAGAGGCTGCCTGTGGGCGGCCTTTTTTGTGCACTACGCAACTTTTGCGACTCAGCGCTATAACCAGCTTCTTTCCCTTCACTCGTTGCACTTCCGATAACCGGAGGTGGGAATTATGAAAATGCATAACGATCCTCATTCCTGGTCTGACTTACTTGAATTATTACAGAGCTGGTGGCGTGGAGACACACCGCTGGGCGCAGTAATTATGTCGATCGTTATGGCTGGCTTGCGCATTGCCTATTTTGGCGGTGGTGGTGGCTGGAAGCGAAAAACGCTCGAGATTTTGCTCTGCGGCGCTCTGACGCTGACTTTTGCATCCGCTCTTGAGTATGTCGGATGGCCTAAATCGCTTTCTGTTGCCATTGGTGGTGGCGTTGGGTTGATCGGTGTCGATGCTATTCGTGGGGCTGCAATGAGAGTAATCGGTAACAAGTTTGGTGGCTCTAAGGAGTAATTTATGCAGGTACTAAATTCCCAGCGTAAAGCTTTCCTTGATATGGTGGCTTGGTCAGAAGGAACGGATAACGGACGACAACCGACACGTAACCACGGTTATGACGTTATTGTCGGTGGTGAACTCTTCACTGATTACTCCGATCACCCTCGCAAACTTGTCACGCTAAACCCCAAACTCAAATCAACAGCCGCCGGACGTTACCAGTTTCTTTCACGCTGGTGGGATGCTTACCGTAAACAGCTTGGCCTGAAAGATTTTTCTCCAGAAAGCCAGGACGCTGTAGCTCTGCAGCAGATTAAAGAGCGTGGCGCTTTACCGATGATTGATCGCGGTGATATCCGTCAGGCAATCGACCGTTGCAGCAATATCTGGGCTTCACTGCCGGGCGCTGGTTACGGTCAGTATGAACATAAAATCGGTGACCTGATTGCCCGGTTTAAAGAGGCTGGTGGGGTGGTAAATGAAGTTGAGCTATAAGCTGGTTATCGCTGCTTTCTTCGTTACTGTCATTGGTTCTTTCATCTGGTCAGCCAACCACTACTACAACAAATATCAGTACGAAAAGAAACGTGCTGATGAGGCTGTACGAAATGCTGAATCAGCAACAGCCATTACCAATAACGTCCTGCAATCACTACAAATCGTCAATACAGTTCTGGAGGCTAACCAGCATGCAAAACAGCAGATCGCACTGGAGTCACAGAGAACCCAGGAAGATATCAAAGTGGCTGTTGCGGATGATGATTGTGCTTCACGTACTGTGCCTGCTGCCGCTGCTGACCGGTTGCGGAAGTACGCGGACAGTTTACGTGCAGGTTCCAACGATGCCGTTACCGGCGAACCTGCTCGCTGAAACTCCACAGCCAGTTATCCCCAATCCTCTGACTTATGGAGGTAGTCTGGATTTAAATGTCAGTTTATTGTCGGCATTATGGCAGTGCAATTTGGATAAAGCGGGGATTAGAAAGATAGAGGCGAGCCGGTCAGGTAGAAGTGAATCAGGCTCAAAGTGAAGCGGAAAAGCTCTTCGGCATAAGGTGACATAATAATAATTACAGTCAACTGACTTTTGGAACGAAACATGTTTAACCTCCTTAATTGATGTTATTCGAGTGATGAAGGCATTCTGTCCTTCTGTAGTGTCCAGTAAATCAAACAGGAAACTTGTCCAACGTGTTGGACAAGCCTCTCCATTAGTGAGTTGTATTGATCACAACTCTACAAAGAATTCATTACTGGGTAGATGAAAATAGTTTCACGATGAATGGAGGAGGCTATGTCGGTGGCTTCTTCATTGGAGTACATATGCCATCACGAATCCCAAAAGCCTGCCGTGTTCGTGGCTGCCGCCATACCACCACAGACCCGTCAGGCTACTGCGAAAGCCACAAAAGCGAAGGCTGGAAGCAATACAAGCCAGGACAATCCCGTCATCAGCGCGGCTACGGTTCGAAATGGGATGCTATCCGTGAACGTGTACTGAAGCGTGACAAAGGCCTGTGTCAGTTATGTCTGCGTGTCGGTGTGGTGCGTGAGGCGAAAACCGTTGACCACATCATCCCTAAAGCACATGGCGGCACTGATGCCGACAGTAATCTGCAGAGTCTGTGCTGGCCGTGCCACAAGGCGAAGACGGCCCGTGAACGGCTTAAGTGATAATAATTCTCAACTTCCTGAGGGGAGGGGCGGGTCAAATCTCTGTGACCTGACGTCTTCCGGACTGCCCGCCCCATCGTTTTTTTATACCCGCGAAAAATGAAATTTAACCAGGAGTGCCGCATATGGCTGGAACGGCGGGGCGTTCCGGGCGTCGCCCCAAGCCAACGGCGCGCAAGGCGCTGGCCGGAAACCCCGGCAAGCGAGCCCTGAATAAAGATGAACCTGTTTTTACGCCCATCAAAGGTGTTGAGCCACCGGAGTGGTTCGCTGAAGAAGATCTCCCTCTCGCTACGATCATGTGGCAACTGACAACTAAAGAACTCTGCGGTCAGGGCCTGCTGTGCGTGACTGACCTCGCGGTGCTTGAGCGGTGGTGCGTGGCCTACGAGTTCTGGCGACGTGCCGTGAAAAATATTGCCAGACAGGGCAACACCATCACCGGTGCAATGGGCGGTATGGTCAAAAATCCGGAGCTGACCGCCAAAAAAGAACAGGAGTCCGAGATGAGCAGCACGGGGGCAATGCTCGGACTCGACCCCAGCAGCCGCCAGCGTCTGATTGGCCTGGCGGGGCAGAAGAAAGCCACTAACCCGTTTCTGAAAATCATCGAATCATGAGCCGGAAATCTTACCCCAACGTAAATGCTGCCAATCAGTATGCCCGTGATGTCGTGCGCGGAAAGATTGTGGCCTGCCAGTTTGTGATTCAGGCCTGCCAGCGCCATCTTGATGACCTGATGGCGGAAAAAAGTAAGTCGTTTCGTTACCGCTTCGACAAGGACCTGGCTGAACGGGCCGCGAAATTTATTCAGCTGTTGCCGCACACCAAGGGTGAGTGGGCATTCAAACGGATGCCCATCACGCTGGAGCCGTGGCAGCTATTTGTGATCTGCTGTGCGTTTGGCTGGGTCAATAAAGGCACCCGGTTGCGCCGCTTCCGGGAGGTGTATACCGAAATCCCCCGTAAGAACGGCAAATCAGCAATCTCTGCCGGTGTTGCCCTGTATTGTTTTGCCTGTGATAACGAGTTTGGCGCGGAAGTGTATTCCGGTGCCACGACAGAGAAACAGGCGTGGGAAGTCTTTCGCCCGGCGCGACTGATGTGTAAACGCACACCCATGCTGACGGAAGCGTTCGGGATTGAGGTTAACGCTTCAAACATGAACCGTCCGGAGGATGGCGCGCGGTTTGAACCGCTGATCGGTAACCCCGGTGATGGTTCATCACCCCACTGTGCGGTGGTGGATGAATATCACGAGCACGCCACCGATGCGCTTTACACCACGATGCTTACCGGGATGGGGGCGCGACGTCAGCCACTGATGTGGGCCATCACCACCGCCGGGTACAACATTGAGGGGCCGTGCTACGACAAGCGGCGGGAAGTCATCGAGATGCTCAACGGCTCGGTGCCTAACGATGAACTGTTCGGGATCATCTATACCGTTGACGAAGGTGACGACTGGACCGACCCGCAGGTGCTGGAAAAAGCCAATCCAAATATTGGCGTGTCGGTTTATCGCGAATTTTTGTTAAGTCAGCAGCAGCGTGCGAAAAATAACGCCCGCCTGGCAAACGTCTTTAAAACAAAACACCTCAATATCTGGGTGTCGGCGCGTTCGGCTTATTTCAATCTGGTGAGCTGGCAGAGCTGCGAGGATAAATCACTGACCCTTGAGCAGTTCGAGGGGCAACCGTGCATTCTGGCCTTTGACCTGGCGCGTAAGCTGGATATGAACAGCATGGCGCGACTTTATACCCGCGAGATTGACGGTAAAACGCATTACTACAGTGTGGCCCCGCGCTTCTGGGTACCGTATGACACGGTGTACAGCGTCGAGAAAAATGAAGATCGCCGGACAGCCGAACGCTTTCAGAAATGGGTGGAAATGGGCGTCCTGATCGTTACCGATGGTGCAGAGGTGGATTATCGCTACATCCTCGAAGAGGCCAAAGCGGCGAACAAAATCAGCCCGGTCAGTGAGTCACCCATCGACCCTTTCGGGGCGACCGGGCTGTCACATGACCTTGCTGATGAAGACCTGAATCCCGTTACTATCGTCCAGAACTTCGCCAATATGTCCGACCCGATGAAAGAGCTGGAAGCAGCGATTGAATCGGGGCGCTTTCATCATGACGGCAATCCCATCATGACCTGGTGTATCGGCAATGTGGTCGGCAAAAACATGCCTGGTAACGATGATTTAGTGAAGCCCGTCAAGGAGCAGGCGGAAAACAAAATCGATGGTGCGGTTGCACTGATTATGACGATCGGTCGGGCAATGCTCAAAGAACCTGACGATTTCCTCTCATCTCTTGATCCGGACGATGATCTCTTAATTCTATGAAATCACTAATTGCTGATGTTATCGGGCTGGCTGGTTTTGGCCTGCTTACGTGCGGGGTTTACCTGCAGTTTGGTATGGCTCCGGCTCTGATTTTGTCCGGTGCTTTACTGCTGGTGGGCGCACTGGCTATGGCCAGAAGGGGGACGCGTGCTGCTTGATGCTCTGTTCAGAAGTAAATCACTGGAGAATCCTTCCACCCCGATAACCGGTGATGCCGTTGATACTGATGGGCTGTTCCGGGCAGACGTTTATGTCAGTCCTGAGACTGCGATGAAACTGGCTGCGGTGTATTCCTGTATCTATGTCCTGTCTTCCAGCCTTGCCCAGATGCCGTTGCATGTTATGCGCAGGCACAAGGGGAAGGTTGAACCCGCACGCGATCATCCGGCGTTTTATCTGGTTCATGATGAGCCCAATACCTGGCAAACCAGCTACAAATGGCGCGAACTGAAGCAACGTCACATCCTTGGCTGGGGGAATGGGTATACCTGGGTGAAACGTAATCGTCGCGGTGAAGTCATATCCCTGGATTGCTGTATGCCGTGGGAAACGACGCTGATGAATACTGGTGGCCGATATACCTACGGTTTGTACAACGAATATGGGGCGTTTGCGATCAGTCCGGACGATATGATCCACATCCGTGCGCTGGGTAATAATCAGAAGATGGGGCTGAGTCCGATTATGCAACATGCCGAAACAATAGGCATGGGGATGAGCGGTCAGAAGTACACAGAAAGCTTCTTCAGCGGTAATGCCCGTCCGGCGGGGATAGTATCCGTTAAAAGCGGACTCAATAAGGAAAGCTGGGGCTGGCTTAAAGATCAGTGGCAGAAGGCATCGCAGGCGTTACGCCGCCAGGAAAACAAAACCATGCTGCTGCCAGCCGATCTGGATTACAAGGCACTGACTGTGTCGCCAGTTGACGCTCAGATCATTGACATGATGAAGCTGAACCGTTCAATGATCGCCGGTATTTTCAATATTCCTGCGCACATGATTAATGACCTCGAAAAAGCCACCTTCTCCAATATTTCTGCGCAGGCGATTCAGTTTGTCCGCTACACGATGATGCCGTGGGTGACGAACTGGGAGCAGGAGCTTAACCGTCGCTTGTTTACCCGCGCTGAGTTAGCCGCCGGGTATTACGTCAGGTTCAATCTGACGGGGCTTTTACGCGGAACTCCGCAGGAGCGCGCGCAATTCTATCACTTCGCTATTACCGATGGATGGATGAGCCGTAATGAGGCCCGCGCATTCGAGGATATGAATCCGGTTGAAGGGCTGGATGAGATGCTGGTAAGCGTGAATGCTGCTAACCCGGCAGGAGATTTTAAGCCCCCAAAAAATGATGAGGGAAAAACCAATGAATGACCGTGAAATCCGTTGTTACAGCGGTGAGGTGCGTGCTGAGAGGCATGACGATAACCCGGCGCACATTATCGGTTATGGATCGGTGTTTGACTGTCGTTCTGAGCTGATATTCGGTTCATTCCGCGAAATCATCCGGCCCGGCGCTTTTGACGATGTGCTTGGTGATGATGTACGCGCACTGTTTAACCACGATCCTAATTTTATTCTTGGGCGTAGTGCAGCAGGCACGCTGAATCTTTCAGTTGATGAGCGCGGATTACGCTATGACATCCAGGCTCCGGAGACACAGACCATTCGTGATCTGGTGCTGGCCCCGATGCAACGTGGAGATATTAACCAGTCATCTTTCGCTTTCCGTGTCGCCCGTGACGGTGAGGAGTGGTATCAGGATGAGGATGGGGTTGTTATTCGCGAGATAACCCGCTTTTCCCGTCTGCTGGATGTCAGTCCTGTGACATATCCTGCCTATCAGGAGGCTGACTCGGCTGTTCGCTCCATGAAAGCATGGCAGGAGGCGCGCAACAGCGGCGCGCTACAGAAAGCCATTAATCAACGTATGGCGCGTGAACGCGTCCTGACCCTTCTTAACGCGTAAAGGAAACATCATGAAACTGCATGAACTGAAACAGAAACGTAATACTATCGCAACTGACATGCGCGCCCTGAATGAAAAAATTGGTGATAACGCATGGACGGAAGAGCAGCGCACTGAGTGGAACAAAGCAAAATCCGAACTGGAAGCGCTTGATGAACGAATTGCACGCGAAGAAGAACTGCGTCGTCAGGATCAGGCGTACATTGAAAGCAATGAGGAAGAGCAGCGTCAGAATCTTGATCCGGAAAACAATCCGCAACAGGATGAGAAACGAGCTCAGGTTTTTGATAAGTGGATGCGTCACGGTGCCAGTGAGCTGACATCAGAAGAACGAAAGGCGTTGCGTGAACTTCGTGCTCAGGGTGTAGCTCAGGATGAAAAGGGCGGATATACCGTACCAGAAACATTCCTGGCGAAAGTTGTTGAGAAGATGAAATCCTACGGTGGCATCGCCAGTGTGGCGCAGATTCTGACCACTTCTGACGGTCGCACTATGGAGTGGGCAACAGCTGATGGTACTTCCGAAGTTGGTGTTCTGCTGGGCGAAAATGAAGAAGCCGGTGAAGAAGACACCGATTTCGGTATGGGAAGCCTTGGGGCGCTCAAAATGACATCGAAAATCATTCGTGTGTCTAATGAGTTGTTGCAGGACAGCGCGATCGATATGGAAGCTTATCTTGCCCGTCGCATTGCTGAACGTATTGGTCGTGGTGAAGCCCGTTATCTGATTCAGGGAACTGGTGCTGGTACGCCTAAACAACCCAAAGGGCTGGCAGCATCAGTGACCGGCACAACACAGACTGCCGCGGCAAATGCGGTGAAATGGCAGGAAATTCTGGCTCTGAAACACAGCATTGATCCTGCATATCGTCGCGGACCGAAATTCCGCCTGGCGTTTAACGATAATACGCTGAAACTGATCAGTGAGATGGAAGACGGTCAGGGACGCCCTTTATGGTTGCCGGATATTGTTGGTGTGGCACCTGCTTCAGTGTTGAATGTACCGTATGTCATTGATCAGGAAATTGATGATATCGGGGCGGGTAAAAAATTCATGTTCTGTGGTGACTTTGATCGCTTCATTATCCGTCGTGTGCGATACATGATTCTTAAACGTCTGGTTGAGCGTTACGCGGAATATGATCAGACCGGTTTTCTGGCCTTCCATCGTTTTGACTGTATCCTGGAAGACACCTCTGCCATTAAAGCGCTGGTGGGGAAAGGTAGCGTTGGTGGTTGATTAGTCTTTTTACGTAATACAGCACGCCGCGTAATGCGGTTTTTTTGTGCCCGCGTTCTGGCGGGCACAGGAGGTTTTATGCTGTTAAAAATGGAAGAGATTAAGCTTCAGCTTCGTCTGGATGATGATTTCTCTGATGAAGATGAGTTGCTTGAACTGCTTGGGAAGGCCGCTCAGAGTCGGACGGAAAACTTCCTTAACCGTACGTTGTATGCAACCGCAGATGACAGGCCTGCGGATGATCCTGATGGGCTTGTGATATCTGATGATGTGAAGCTGGCGCTCCTGCTACTTGTCAGCCATTTCTACGAAAACCGCTCAACGGTTACAGACGTTGAGAAAATGGAGTTGCCAATGAGTTTTAACTGGTTGGTTGCTCCTTATCGCCTTATACCACTATGAAAATTCGTCAGGCGCAGACCAGCGCAACCTACATTCTGCCGGACCCCGGCGAACTGAATAAACGTGTCCTGATCCGCCAGCGGGTGGATATGCCCGCGGATAACTTTGGCGTGGAGCCTCAATACCCGGTTGCGTTCCGGGCATGGGCGAAGGTTATCCAGACCAGTGCCACCACCTGGCAGGAAACCGCGCAGATCGGAGACGCCATCACCCATTACATCACCATTCGCTACCGCTGGGGGATCACTGCTGATTATGAGGTGGTCTGTGATGACAGTGTGTACCGGGTGAAACGTCAGCGTGATCTGAACGGGGCGCGGCGCTTTCTGCTGCTGGAGTGTACGGAACTGGGTGCCGAAGAACAAATGGGAGGACGCAGTGGATCAGACAGCATTTTTACACGTTGATTTCAAACAACCGGAGGAGATGGAGTTTAACCGTGCCAGGCTCCGAAGGGCATTTGTTCAAATCGGGCGTGTCTATATGCGTGATGCCCGGCGGCTGGTGATGCGACGTGGTCGGTCTGCTCCAGGTGAAAACCCCGGCTATCAGACCGGACGACTTGCGCGTTCTATAGGTTATTACGTCCCCCGTAAAAGCTCCCGTCGTTCTGGCCTGATGGTCAGGATTTCCCCTAACCAGAAAAACGGGCAGGGTAACCGGCGTTTTCCTGAAGGTTCTGCGTATTATCCGGCGTTTCTGTATTACGGTGTGCGTCATGCCGCATACGGGATGAGCAAAAAGGATAAGCGCCAGAAAAAGCAGCATTCATCCCGCTGGCGGCTGGCACCACGTAATAACTTTATGGCTGATGTCATCGACCAGCGTCGTTACTGGACACAAAAGTTACTGTCCCGTGAGTTACAGCGGTCATTACGTCCTGTAAGAAGGAAAAAAACATGAAACTGACTCCTGTTATTGCTGCGCTGCGTGCCCGCTGCCCGTATTTTGAAAACCGGGTGGCAGGCGCGGCCCAGTTCAAAAATCTGCCGGAGGTCGGAAAGCTGAAACTCCCGGCGGCATATGTGGTACCGGGGGATGATTCTCCGGGAGAAAACAAAAGCCAGACCGACTACTGGCAGGAGCTGAAAGAGGGTTTCTCCGTGGTTGTCATACTGAGTAACGGGCGTGATGAGCGCGGTCAGTTTGCCTCGTATGATGTGGTGGACGATGTCCGGCAGATGCTCTTTAAGGCCCTGCTGGGCTGGAACCCGGAAGCGTGCGGTAACCCGATTACCTATGACGGCGGCACGCTGCTGGATCTGAATCGTCATGAGCTGATTTATCAGTTCGATTTTTCGGTCATCAGCGAGCTGACTGAAGACGATACCCGCCAGCAGGATGACCTGAACAGTCTGGATGAACTGCAAACGCTGGCGATTGATGTTGATTATCTTGAGCCCGGTAACGGGCCTGACGGCGATATCGAACATCACACCGAAATAACCCTTCCTTCCTGAGGATCCTCATGTTTGTCAAACCTGTTAAAGGGCGGTCAGTTCCTGATCCTGCCCGCGGCGACCTTTTGCCCGCCGAAGGGCGAAATGTTGATGAGAACAACTACTGGCTGCGCCGTGAAGCAGCGGGTGATATCCGGCGCGTGAATAAAAAGGTGAACACCGATGACGATAAGCTTTAACACCATTCCGTCGAATACGCTGGTTCCGTTGTTTTATGCGGAAATGGATAACCAGGCGGCGAATACTGCACAGGACAGCCGAGCATCGCTGCTGATTGGTCATGCCAATAACGGTGCAGAGATTGTTGCCAACAGTCTGGTACTGATGCCGTCGGCAGACTATGCACGCCAGATTTGTGGTGCGGGAAGTCAGCTGGCGCGTATGGTCGAGGCTTATCGCCAGACTGACCCGTTTGGCGAGCTGTATGTGATTGCCGTTCCGGAAGCCACAGGCGCGGCGGCAACGGTTACGCTGACGGTGACCGGGGCAGCAACCGAAACCGGCACGGTGAATGTGTATGTGGGACGTACCCGCGTGCAGGCACCGGTGACCAACGGCGATAACGTCACGACGATTGCCAGCAGTATCAAAGATGCCATCAATGCCGTTCCGGCCCTGCCGTTTACGGCCTCATCTTCGGCAGGCGTGGTCACACTGACCGCGCGTCATAAGGGGCTTTGCGGGAATGAAATTCCTGTCAGCCTCAATTACTACGGCTTTGGTGGGGGCGAAGTGCTGCCAGCGGGCGTACAGATTGCCGTGGCGACGGGTACCGCCGGAACGGGTGCTCCGGTTCTCACCGGCGCGGTGGCTGCAATGGCGGATGAGCCGTTTGATTATATCGGCCTGCCGTTCAACGACACGGCCTCCGTTAACACGCTGGTGACCGAGATGAACGATACCAGCGGTCGCTGGAGCTATGCGCGTCAGCTGTATGGTCATGTGTATACGGCAAAGACCGGCACGCTGTCAGAACTGGTGACCGCAGGTGACCAGTTTAACCAGCAGCACATTACCCTGGCGGGGTACGAAAAAGACACCCAGACGCCTGCCGACGAGCTGGCGGCAAGCCGTACCGCCCGCGCAGCGGTGTTTATCCGCAACGATCCGGCACGTCCCACGCAGACCGGTGAGCTGGTGGGTATGCTGCCTGCGCCGAAGGGGAAACGGTTCACGATGACCGAACAACAGACCCTGCTGTCTCATGGCGTGGCAACGGCGTATGTCGAAAGCGGGGTACTGCGCATTCAGCGTGATGTCACCACGTACAGGAAAAACGCTTACGGGGTTGCGGATAACAGCTACCTCGACAGCGAGACGCTGCATACCAGCGCGTATGTACTGCGCAAACTGAAATCCGTCATTACCAGTAAGTACGGGCGTCACAAGCTTGCCAGTGACGGTACCCGCTTTGGTCCTGGTCAGGCGATTGTCACCCCGGCGGTGATCAAAGGGGAACTGCTGGCAACCTACCGTCAGCTCGAGCGTGCGGGGATCGTGGAAAACTACGAACTGTTCAAGCAGTACCTGGTTGTGGAGCGTGATGCCAGCGATCCGAACCGCCTGAACACGCTGTTCCCGCCTGACTATGTTAACCAGTTGCGTGTCTTTGCCGTGGTTAACCAGTTCCGTCTTCAGTATTCAGAGGAGTCTGCATAATGGCCCGTATCGGGGGAACCTGTTATTTCAAAATTGACGGTCAGCAGCTATCGCTGACCGGCGGCATTGAGGTGCCCATGAACAGGACGGTCAATGATGACATCATCGGCCTGGACGGCTCAGTGGACCGCAAGGAAACTCACCGTGCGCCTTATGTCAAAGGGACCTTCAAGGTGCCGAAGAATTTTCCGGTGAACAAAATCACCTCGTCTGATGAGATGACAATCACTGCCGAGCTGGCGAACGGTCAGGTCTATGTACTGTCGTCTGCCTGGCTGCACGGCGAAGCGAACCATAATGCCGAAGAAGGCACGGTTGATCTTGAGTTCCACGGTGAAGAAGGGGATTACCAGTAATGAAAGAGCTTGAGTTAAAGAAACCGATTACCGCTCATGGCGAGACACTCTCCGTACTGGAGTTTGATGAGCCCACCGGGAAAGATGTCCGCGAGCTGGGATATCCCTACCAGATGAATCAGGATGAGTCCGTCAGACTTCTGGCGCATGTGGTATCGAAATACATCGTGCGGCTGGCGAAAGTGCCGCAAAGCTCTGTCGACCAGATGTCTCCGGCAGACCTGAATGCAGCGGCGTGGCTTGTGGCCGGTTTTTTCCTCCAGGCCTGACGGCTGAATACCTCACTGATCGCTTCTTTGACTGCGCCAGCTACTGGCGCATTAATCCCTTCGAATTGCTGAATATGCCGATCAGTGAAATTCCCTTGCTGGTCAGTCAGGCAAACAGGATAGAGCAGGAGAAACGCACACATGGCTGAATTTGAGCTTAAGGCGTTGATCACCGGTGTCGACAGGCTTTCTCCCGCGCTGTCGAAAATGCAAAAGAAAATCCGGGGATTTAAACGCCAGGCGGAAGAAGCGTCACAGGGTGGGCTGGCGCTTGGTGGCGGACTGGCAGCGGGTCTGACGCTTTCCCTGAAATCTTATGCCGATCAGGAAAACGCCGCCACCGGGCTGAAAGTCGCCATGATGGATGCGAACGGCGAGGTTGGAAAGAGCTTTCAGGACATCAATAAACTGGCTATTGGCCTGGGTAACCAGCTACCCGGTACAACGGCTGATTTCCAGAACATGATGCAGATGCTGGTGCGTCAGGGGATCCCGGCAGAAAACATTCTTGGCGGTGTGGGTAAAGCGACAGCTTATCTTGCGGTACAACTGAAAAAAACACCGGAAGCGGCTGCTGAGTTTGCTGCAAAGATGCAGGATGCTACCGGAACGGCGTCAGAAGACATGATGGGGCTGTTCGACACTATCCAGAAGGCGTTTTATCTGGGCGTTGACGATACCAACATGTTGTCCTTCTTCACTAAAACCAGTTCTGTTCTGAAGATGGTGAATAAGGACGGACTTCAGGCTGCACAGAGCCTTGCCCCTATCAGCGTCATGATGGATCAGATGGGGATGAACGGGGAGTCGGCAGGTAATGCCCTGCGAAAAGTTATCCAGTCCGGATTAAGCGTTAAGAAAATCAGGGACGTCAATAAAGTCATGGCCCGCCAGAAACTCGGGGTGCAGCTCGATTTTACTGACGGCAAAGGGAGTTTTGGCGGTCTTGATAACATGTTTAAGCAACTGGCAAAGCTGCGAAAACTGACCGACGTTAAGCGAACAGGTGTACTTAAGGCAATATTTGGTGATGATGCCGAAACCCTTCAGGTGGTCAATGCTCTGATCGATAAAGGAAAGGATGGTTACGATCAGATCCAGCAGAAGATGAATAAACAGGCCAGCCTGAATAAACGTGTTCAGGCACAGCTTGGTACGCTGTCCAACCTGTGGGAGGCAATGACGGGGACCGCAACTAACGGTCTTGCAGCTATTGGCGGCGCATTTTCTGGTGACGCTAAAAATATCACGCAATGGCTGGGGGAGTTGGGGGAAAAATTCACGAAGTTTGCGGATGAAAATCCCCGGGTTATTCGCGGCGTCGTCGGGCTTGCTGCCGGTCTTGCGATTCTGAAACTGGGATTGATGGGCGTGGGCAGTGCCATCAGTATTGTCAGCAGGATCATGTCGATGACGCCGATTGGCATGATTGCGACGGCGATTGCTCTGGCTGCGGGATTAATTATCACTAACTGGGATGTTGTCGGACCTTATTTCAAGAAGCTCTGGGAAACCATTGGTCCTTATTTTGAGGCTGGCTGGGAACTTCTGAAGAAGGTTTTTGCCTGGTCGCCGCTGGGGATGGTAATCAATAACTGGGGACCGGTTGTTAAGTGGTTTCAGGATATGTGGGACAAGCTGAAGCCAATTATTGAGTGGTTTACCGACAGTTCCGGTGACACGGTCGATGCCATTAACTCTGCGCAGTGGGGCGCGGGTGCTTATGATGCTTATGGGACGGGAATACCGGCACGGGGATACACACCTTATCAGGCGGTGGATCCGGCTCAGTCAAACAACGCCTCCGATGCCACAGGCCCGAATCCCTTCATGATTAACAAAGCTTCTGCGCCAAAAGTTGATGGTGAGATCAAGGTCTCTTTTGTGAATTCGCCTCCGGGTATGCGGGTTATGGAAACGCGATCCAGCGGTTTTGATGTCAGCCATGATGTTGGCTATACGCGCTTTGGCAGGTAATGAAAAATTAATCTGTTAATGAGTCCCACTCCGGTGGGATTTTTTATGTACGGAGTTTATATGACGTGGAAAGACAGACTTCAGGACGCGTCATTTCGCGGTGTGCCGTTTAAGGTTGAAGAAGAAAGTGCGGGAACCGGTCGTCGTGTGGAAACGCACGAATACCCGAACCGCGACAAACCCTATACCGAAGACCTGGGGAAAATCACTTTCCGCCCGTCCATCACAGCTTATGTGGTGGGAGATGACTGCTTTGACCAGCGCGATCGCCTGATTGACGCGCTGAATAAACCCGGTCCCGGCACGCTTGTCCATCCGACTTACGGTGAGCTGAAAGTCTGTGTTGACGGAGAGGTTCGGGTCAGCACATCGAAGAGTGAAGGGCGTATTGTCCGCTTTGACCTGAAGTTTGTCGAAGCGGGAGAACTCTCTTACCCCACTTCAGGTGCGGCGACGGCGCAGACGCTGATGTCATCCTGTTCTGCACTGGATGACTGCATCAGTGACAGCTTCAGTGGTTTCAGTATCGATGGCGTGGCAGATTTTGTGCAGAACGACGTCGTCGGTAATGCCAGCACAATGCTTGGGTATGTTTCTGATGCGATGAAAGTGGTGGATTCTGCCGTATCGGATGCCGCCAGGCTGTTGCAGGGGGATATCTCGGTACTTCTGCCGCCGCCATCGTCAGGCAAAAATTTCGTTGAGCAGGTGCAGAAAATGTGGCGTACCGGGAAACGCCTTTATGGTAACGCCAGCGACCTGGTCACCATGATCAAAACGCTTTCCGGTGTCAGCCTCGGCAGCGATCTGCAACCGCGCGGCGTCTGGAAAACGGACAGTAAAACCACCGCCACGGCGACGCAGCAGCGTAACGTGGTTGCCAGCACCCTTCGTACGACCGCAATCAGCGAAGCGGCGTATGCCGTCACACGATTGCCTGCGCCCACAACTTCCGCGGTGATGCAGAATGCCACAGTGGGGCAGTCAACAACACCCGCGCAGAGCACCGGCTGGCCTTCTGTCACGCATCCGGCACTGAACAATGCACCGGCGGTGAAAAACACGGTTGACCTGCCAACGTGGGAAGAACTGACCGACATTCGCGACACACTGAATACGGCAATTGATAAGGAGTTGTCCCGTACAACCAGTGATGCGCTGTTTCTGGCGCTGCGCCGGGTGAAAGCAGATCTGAATGCGGATATCAACACGCGCCTTGAACAGTCTGCACGGATCATTCAGCGCACGCCGGATGAGGTTTTACCCGCGCTGGTGCTGGCGGCGACCTGGTTTGATAACGCGGCGCGTGACGCGGACATTATCCGGCGTAATGCCATTACGCATCCCGGCTTTGTGCCGGTGATCCCTCTGAAGGTGCCAGTGCAATGAACGATAACGTCACGCTACGGGTAAATGGCCGGGAGTGGAATGGCTGGACATCGGTGCGCATCGGTGCCGGTGTTGAACGACTGGCGCGGGATTTCAGTGTGGAGATCACCCGCCAGTGGCCGGGAGATGAGGGTATTACCACGCTTCAGCCGCGCATTAAAAACGGTTCAAAAGTGGAAGTGCTGATTGGTGATGAGCTGGTGATCACCGGCTGGGTGGAGGCGACGCCCGTTCGTTACGATGCCCGTTCGGTCAGCACCGGTATTGCCGGACGTAGTCTGACCGCTGATCTGATTGACTGTGCAGCCGAACCGACACAGTTTAACGGACGATCGCTGGTACAGATTGCGCAGGCGCTTGCTGCGCCTTTCGGCATTGAGGTGGTGAACAGCGGTGCGCCGTCGGGTGTTATTCCTGATGTCCAGCCTGATCACGGTGAAACGGTGATTGAGGTGATCAACAAAATACTTGGTCAGCAGCAGGCGCTGGCTTACGACGACCCGCACGGCAGGCTGGTGATTGGCGGTATTGGCTCAACGCGGGCACATACCGCGCTGGTACTCGGGGAAAACATCCTTTCCTGCGATACGGAGAAGAGTATCCGGGAGCGGTTTTCTGTTTACCAGGTGGCGGGGCAGCGTGCCGGAAACGATGATGATTTCGGTGAGGCCACCACCACCGCGCTGCGGGCCCGCACAGAGGACGCATTTATTGCCCGTTACCGTCCGATGTATATCAGGCAGACAGGGCAGGCTACGGGGGCAGGCTGTATTGCGCGTGCTGACTTTGAAGCCCGGCAACGGGCGGCGCGGACGGATGAAACCACCTATGTGGTGCAGGGCTGGCGACAGGGTAACGGTACGCTGTGGCAGCCCAACCAGCGGGTGATTGTCTTCGATCCGGTCTGTGGTTTCGACAATACCGAACTGCTTGTCTCGGAAGTCACGTTTACTCAGGACCAGAACGGCACCCTGACGGAAATCCGTGTCGGCCCGCCTGATGCTTATCTGCCTGAACCCGAAGCCCCCGGCGCGCGGAAAAAGAAAAAAGCCAGAGTACAGGAGGACCCGTTCTGATGAGGACGATTGAAGCCATGCAGCGACAACTCCTCGGCCTGATTGGGCGGGCCGTGGTGAAAAGCATCAGTGCCGCCACGAAATGTCAGACCGTGGATGTGTCCCTGATTGCCGGTGAACCCAAAGCCGGGGTTGAACATCTTGAACCCTACGGTTTTACCGCAAGGGCAAACAGCGGTGCGGAAGCGGTGGTGTTGTTTCCGGATGGCGACCGTTCTCATGCGGTGGTTGTTACGGTGTCGGACCGTCGCTACCGCCTGAAAGGGCTGCAGACGGGTGAGGTGGCTGTCTATGACGATCAGGGGCAGTCCGTGACGCTGACCCGGGAGGGGATCGTGGTGGACGGTGCAGGTAAAACGATCACGTTTCGCAATGCGCCTAAGGCACGTTTTGAAATGGACCTGGAAGTGACCGGACAGGTGAAAGACCTGTGCGACTCCGGCGGCACCACCATGTCAGCGATGCGGCTTGCCTATAACGGGCATCGTCACAGAGAGAACGGTCAGGGCAGTAACACCGACAAACCTGATAAAGCGATGGAGGCATGATGGAAGTGTGGCTGACGGTGAACGGTAAACGCACCTGCGCCAGCGCACCGCTGGATCCGCTGACCCGCGCCGTGGTGATTTCCCTGTTTACCTGGCGGCGGGCGGAGCCTGATGACAATGCCGACGTCCCGATGGGATGGTGGGGGGATACCTGGCCTGCGGTACAGAATGACCGTTACGGCTCCCGACTGTGGCTGCTTCAACGCAGCAAACTGACCAATCAACTGGTGCAGACGGTAAGGGGGTATATCCGCGAATGCCTGCAATGGATGATTGATGACGGCGTGGTGTCCCGTATTGATCTGGATATCCGCCGCACCGGGATTAATGAACTGGGTAACAGTATCACTCTCTGGCGTCGTGACGGACCGGTAATGATTTCTTTTGATGATCTGTGGAGTGCGATAACGCATGGCGAACAGTGAATTTCAGCGCCCGACGCTGGCAGAAAATATCAGTATGCTCCGTAACGATTTATTCGCCAGGCTGGACGTCAGCGACACGCTCCGGCGCATGGATGAAGACGTGCGGGCAAAGGTGTATGCGGCGGCGCTGCATACGGTTTACGGTTACATCGATTATCTGGCAATGAACATGCTGCCTGACCTGTGCGATGAGTCCTGGCTGGCGCGACATGCTGCGATGAAACGGTGTCCGCGCAAGGGGGCCACGGCTGCCAGCGGGTATATGCGCTGGGAAGGTGTCAGCGATGGCCTGAAGGTGACCGCCGGGAGTGTTATTCAGCGCGATGACCTGGTTCAGTACATGGCAACTGCCGATGCAACCAGCTCCGGTGGTGTCCTGCGCGTGCCGATCGCATGCTCAAATGCAGGCGCGGTCGGTAACGCTGACGACGGTTCGGCATTAATCCTGGTCACGCCGGTGAATGGTCTGCCGTCTTCCGGTGTGGCTGACACCCTGACAGGCGGATTTGATACTGAAGAGCTGGAAACGTGGCGCGCCCGCGTCATTGAGCGGTATTACTGGACGCCGCAGGGCGGGGCTGACGGGGACTATGTCGTCTGGGCTAAAGAAGTGCCCGGCATTACCCGCGCATGGACATACCGTCACTGGATGGGAACGGGAACTGTCGGTGTGATGATTGCCAGCAGTGACCTGATTAATCCCATTCCGGAAGAATCAACGGAAACGGCGGCAAGACAACATATCGGGCCACTGGCCCCGGTGGCAGGCTCTGATTTGTATGTGTTCAGGCCGGTGGCACATACGGTGGATTTTCATATCCGCGTGACGCCGGACACACCGGAAATACGGGCTGCCATCACCGCGGAGTTGCGTTCGTTCCTGCTGCGTGATGGTTATCCGCAGGGAGAACTGAAGGTATCGCGTATCAGTGAGGCGATTTCCGGTGCGAACGGGGAATACAGCCATCAGTTGCTTGCACCGGCAGACAATATCTCCATTGCAAAAAATGAACTGGCGGTTCTGGGGACGATTTCATGGACGTGACAAACGATGATTACATCCGTCTGTTGTCGGCACTGTTGCCCCCCGGTCCGGCGTGGTCAGCCAGCGATCCGGCGATTGCCGGTGCGGCACCGTCATTAACCCGCGTTCATCAGCGTGCGGATGCCCTGATGCGGGAGCTGGATCCGCGCACCACCACCGAACTGATAAACCGCTGGGAGCGTCTGTGCGGCCTGCCGGATGAATGTATTCCGGCAGGGACACAGACCCTTCGCCAGCGTCAGCAACGACTGGATGCGAAGGTTAACCTGGCGGGCGGCATCAATGAGGATTTTTACCTTGCACAGCTTGCTGCCCTGGGCAGACCAGACGCCACCATCACGCGATACGACAAAAGCACGTTCACCTGCTCATCGGCCTGTACTGACGCGGTGAATGCGCCGGAATGGCGGTATTACTGGCAGGTCAACATGCCAGCCGCCACCAACACCACCTGGATGACATGTGGCGATCCCTGTGATTCCGCACTGCGTATCTGGGGCGACACCGTTGTCGAGTGTGTGCTTAACAAACTCTGCCCGTCGCATACCTACGTAATTTTTAAATATCCGGAGTAATTCATGCATCGTATAGACACGAAAACCGCGCAGAAGGATAAGTTCGGCGCGGGTAAGAACGGTTTTACCCGTGGTAACCCCCAGACCGGCACGCCTGCTACCGATCTGGATGATGACTACTTTGACATGTTGCAGGAAGAGCTTTGTGGCGTGGTGGAGGCATCCGGTGCCAGCCTGGAGAAGGGGCGAAACGACCAGTTGCTTACCGCGCTTCGTGCGCTGCTGTTAAGCCGCAAGAATCCGTTTGGTGATATCAAATCGGATGGCACGGTGAAAACGGCTCTCGAAAACCTTGGTTTGGGAGATGGAACAGGAAGACTCATTGCAGTGTACCGGATTGACACATCCCGGCAAATTACACTGCCGAAAGATGCCAGGTTTGTTGTGGCAGATATGATTGGTGGCGGAGGCGGCGGTGGCAGTAACTCCACGACCGTACAACCCGGATATGCGTCAGCAGGGCAGGGCGGGAATTCAGGTAGCCGTGTGGTAGCAAAATTCACAGTTGATGCCAGTCAGAAAATTAATATTACTATTGGCGCAGGTGGTGCGGGGGGCGTGACAACTCCCGCAACCGGAGCTAATGGAAGTGACGGTGGGGCTACGATTATCGACGGTATTACAGCTACTGGTGGGCGAGGTGGAGCTAAGGGGGCAGCATTTAATGTTCTGCCAACCGGCGGGCCTACAGCGATTCAGAATGCTAATAACACCATTCCTGGAGGAGCAGAATTGATAGCACAGCATCTCGGGTATGGTGGAAGCTCTGGATTTCTGTTCTCGGATAAAAATGCGATTGGCGGGAAAGGGGCTGACTCTGAATTCGGAGTGGGCGGTGTGGCAGTCGGAATTAGCTCAGGAGTCAATGCATCGACGGGAAAAAATGCCACAGGTAATGGCTCTGGCGGAAGCGGCGCGGTCTCTATTTATGGATCAGGGTCTACCGGGGTGTCTATGTCGGGTGGAGCAGGGGCTGACGGTCTGGCGATTTTGTGGGTATACGGCTAATGAACAGATACGCATTAATTAAAAACAATATTGTTGTTAATATCGTTGTTTGGGATGGCGCAGGAGATATGTTTGCCGATTTTAAGGCAGTTAATATCTCTGGTGTTGCAGTTGATATTGGATGGATCTATGACGGAAATAATTTCACAGCCCCCCCCGAACCTGAGAAAACTAAAGAACAGTTAATCCAGGAAGCAGAACTCGAAAAAGAAGGGCGCATACGTGCTGCAAATGATTTTATTAACAGCAAGCAGTGGCCCGGTAAAGCGGCTATTGGTCGTCTGAAAGGTGACGAACTGGAGCAATATAATTTGTGGCTGGATTATCTGGACGCACTGGATGCTGTAGATACTTCAACTGCACCAGAAATAGACTGGCCTCAGCAATCAGAATAAAAATATGGGGCAGCGCCCCATATTTCTCGTTGACTGTCATATTAAAGCTTTTCGTAAAAGTGTCTTGCCGATTAAAACACCTCTTCGCTCTACAAGCTTGTGCGCAAAATAACAAACTATAAATAACAATAATAATATTTGAATGTTACTATTGATGTATTTAATTCCGATTTTATTAACTACTAATAACAAAGAGTCCCAAATCCAGTTATGAAATAAGTACACAGCATAAGTCATTTCAGATAGCAAATTGCATGCTTTGGATTCAATGAATCTATCTTTAAATAACCACGAACAAAGAAAAATAACAGTTCCTGTGAATGCGTAGTTGTAGTGCCCCCAGAATGGGTTTATTTTTTCAATGAGAGATAAATGAAGATAGAACATAGTTACGATGGATATTAAAGCAACAATCCGATTAACTAACTTATGCTCTGTAAGGTACACTACTACACCTATAAACAAAAATGGCGTATACAAGGTGAAGTAAGCATTATGAAAATCCTTCGCTACAGGGAAAGGATTAATGGTGGATATAAATAATGATATAAAAAGTAGTAGAACTGTTAAAACGTTTCCTTTATTTATGAGTCCGACTTTTTTAACCAAACCCATAAACACATAGAACAGCATTTCTATTCTTAACGTCCATTCAACACCAGCCAATGAAAGAGGTGTGTTAAAGAAATCGCCTATAAGCAATAATCTAGGTATTATTATGCTCAGAGGTGGAATGTTTCCACCATTATAGTATTGGATCAACATTTCAGCTAAAACAGCAAAAATATAGAGTGGGTATATTCTAAATATTCTTTTTAAATAAAATTCAAAAGTTGCTTCTTTTTGTAGTACGTGGGTGATGATGTACCCTGAAACAAGAAAGAAGATCACAACCCCCATTGCACCACCGAAACTGGCATCTGCTAGTAATCCGTAAAAAAGCCTCAGTGTAACGTGGTTACTTGGATCGTTCGCCAACGAAGATAAATCTTTGTTGAACTTATGACCTAACACCACAAGGGAGAACGCAATTACACGCATGTAATCTAAAAAAAGAATTCGACGATTGTTCATGATTTTCATTTAATTTATTGAGTTGTGATCATTTTATAGCAACTAACCATTGTTAGCTATGCTGTCACCTTGTAAACAAGATGGTTATGTGACATCACCGTCGATCCAGTCCTCCCACCACTGCATCATTTCTCTGCGCTTATCGAGATACTGAGCATGGTTATAAATCCAACGCACAGATCCGCCGTTGGCATGCGCCAGTTGAGCTTTAATGACTTTGCGACGCAACTCAATAATCAAGAGCATGGAGTCAATCATCCAATCATCAATTGATCGAGAATTGAAGTGGTTGTTGAGACAAAACTGAGACACACAAAGCCTTGCACTTGATTGCAAGGCTTTGGGCTCTTCTGTGGGGGCTACATGTCTGAAGAGCGTTGTGCCGTATTTGTGACATGCATATAACAACATAATGCATCAACTTTCTGTTTGTGCCATCAGCTATGGCTTAGTGAATGCAGTTAATGCTTGCTAGAATGATTGGTGCTACAGATTCGTAATGCGAAGGTTGTAGGTTCGTCCCCCTTTTCAGTACTACCTAAATCAATAAGTTACCTAACTTTCAGTTATGACAGAAAGATATATATGCCAAGTAAAGTATAGAGAAACTGTCAAAGCAATAAAGGCTGGTGCTCCGTGTGTGGCGGCTGATGTATAGACATTTATGCAGATGAAACGAAAAAAAGCCCGCATCTGCGGGCTTTCATGTCATTAGGGCACTGCGGCTCCTTTGCGTATCCTTTTTGTTTCCTCACAGTCTGGTCGGTGCCCTGCTGAGACCAATAACTTCCAGTTTTTGTTAGTGTTATCCTTACACCGTCCAATCATGATTGGTGGGCTGGCGGGAGTTGAAACTGCAGGCACGTCGTATGCAAGAACATGCTGTGGCTGGCTGCTTTACTTTCGATAGTGCGAGTATTGAATGATTTCCAGCCGTTACCGATTTTACGTGTTAATTAGTGAACAAACCACTCGTCAGCAGATTCCCAGGTATCTTTCAGAGTCTCCTGAACAAAAGTTTTTACAGAATCCTTATCTGCGGTGCGTGTAACAGAAAGGCCATCGTTGCTGGTGGCTTTTACGATCACCTCTACATCATCATAACGTTTACTGATGCGTCGGGTTAATTCTTCCTTTAACGCGTCCACAGCACCGGTTGGCATTTTAGTCATTTTTTCTTTGGCTATGCAGATTTCAATACGCATAAAAGTCCCTCTATACTGTGTTTGTATACAGTGTTATTTTTAACTGTATAGATAAACAGTGTCAAGAGGTCTTATTTCTGCTCCTTTGGAGCTCTTCAAAACGATTATGTAAAGATTTCGGATACAGTTCGGTATATACCTGCCATAGCACGTTTAATGAACGATGCCCTGTAACTTGGGCGACTTCCTCAATACTAAAACCAGCCTCAAATAAGCGACTTGCCCCTTCTCTACGCAAATCATGGTATCGCAGATCTTTAATACCTAATTTGCTTCTTACCCTCTGAAATCCCGCAGTAACAGAAGTGCTGTTATATGGAAAAATGAATTCCGATTTTTGGGGCTGTCGTTGGACGATATCCCAGGCTTCCCCAAGCAAGGCTACTTTCATGTGGTTGCCTTCCTTTTTGCGTGGATCTTTCCTGTCTCTTACGAGTATAGATTTTTGTTCTTGGTCGAGATCTTCCCATCGTAACCGGCATACTTCTCCGATTCGCATACAGGACCACACAGAAAATTTGAGGATATCAACGAACGGAATTTTTGAGCATTTATGAGTAGATCGTTGTTGAAGGCCTTCAATGAGCATGTCCAGTTCATCAGATGCTGGTCTACGATTACGACGGTTTGATTTACCAATCAAACCAAGTTTAAGTAGATATGGACGAGCGCTTTTCGCTGGGTTTGATGTGTAATTAATTCCGTATACAGGTTTGGCTGCATCCAGAACACTGCCAAGATAACTAACATCGTGGCTGACTGTTGCTGGACCTGCACCAGCGTTGTTTCTTAGCCTGCAATGTTCAATTACGTCATTTTCGGTCAGTTCGGATAGTTTGATCGCGGAGATGTCACTATCCATAAGCAGTTCCAGCACATATCTTTTAGTACGGCCTGCTTTACCTCCGGCATTTGGGTCATTTAAATATTTGTGTAGTAAGTCACGGACTGTAAGTCCGTCAACTGCATTTGATGATGGAATGCCATATAGATCTAATTCCATCACTTTCTGTGTACCCCATGTTTTGGCATGGGCATGTTTAGGGAATGTTTTGCTTTCCCTGTAAGTGATAACACCTTTTTCTTTGATAATCACATTACAGCGATAGCGTGGTGTGCCATCGGATTTTAGTCGTTTCTCTATGTTATAGTACGCCATTACACGACCTCGTTATTTCGGGTTCCCATAAAATGTGGGAACCTGTGCGGGAACCTAACGCGAGAAAAATAGCCTGAAATGTTCAAAAATGCACGATAATCCTGAAACACAGAAAACTAATCAAACCAGCGTGATGCCTGAAAAAACTGGCGCTTACTGGAGTTCCCGGTTTAGCATTGCTCCTATGCTTGACTGGACGGACAGACATTGCCGTTATTTCTTGCGTCTGCTTTCCCGCAATACGTTGCTGTATACCGAAATGGTGACCACAGGGGCGATTATTCACGGTAAAGGTGATTACCTGGCGTACAGTGAAGAAGAACATCCGGTAGCGTTGCAACTCGGGGGTAGCGATCCGGCGGCGCTGGCACAGTGTGCGAAGCTGGCAGAAGCGCGTGGATACGATGAGATCAACCTGAATGTCGGCTGCCCGTCTGACCGGGTGCAGAACGGCATGTTTGGTGCGTGTCTGATGGGTAATGCGCAGCTGGTTGCCGACTGCGTGAAAGCGATGCGCGATGTGGTGTCGATTCCGGTGACGGTGAAAACGCGTATTGGCATCGATGATCAGGACAGCTATGAATTTCTCTGCGATTTCATCAACACCGTTTCCGGCAAAGGTGAGTGTGAGATGTTCATCATCCACGCACGTAAAGCCTGGCTTTCTGGGTTAAGTCCGAAAGAAAACCGTGAGATCCCGCCTCTCGATTATCCGCGTGTGTATCAACTGAAGCGTGACTTTCCGCATCTGACGATGTCGATTAACGGTGGTATCAAGTCGCTGGAAGAAGCTAAAGCGCATTTGCAACATATGGATGGCGTGATGGTCGGGCGCGAGGCGTATCAGAATCCGGGGATTCTGGCGGCGGTAGACCGAGAGATTTTTGGTTCCTCGGATACCGATGCCGATCCGGTGGCGGTAGTGCGCGCCATGTATCCGTACATTGAGCGTGAACTCAGCCAGGGTACGTATCTCGGCCATATTACCCGGCATATGCTGGGCTTGTTCCAGGGTATTCCTGGCGCGCGGCAGTGGCGGCGTTATTTAAGTGAAAATGCCCATAAAGCGGGTGCAGACATTAATGTGCTGGAACACGCGCTCAAACTGGTGGCGGATAAGCGTTAACTTTTCACCAAAAAGTAGTCAAATTCACCACGCCCTGCGCCCCGTCGCGGGGCGTTTTGCTGTTAAATCAATAGATTATTTTTGGCATGATTCTTGTAATGCCAGCAAGAGATTTCATATTTGGGAGAGCATCATGCTGGAACTACTTTTTGTAATTGGCTTTTTTGTCATGCTGATGGTCACCGGTGTTTCGTTGCTGGGTATTATCGCCGCGCTGATTGTGGCGACGGCCTTTATGTTCCTCGGCGGTATGCTGGCATTGATGATTAAGTTGCTGCCGTGGCTGCTGTTGGCGGTTGCGGTGGTGTGGGTGATCAGGGCGATAAAAGCACCAAAAGTGCCGAAATATCAGCGTTATGACCGCTGGCGTTACTAA